ATTTTAATGATTATCGGCGGTGCAATTTCTATTATCATGAGCATTATTGCCATTGCAAGTGTAGGTACTTTAACTTACTTCACAGACGGCGACCTTTCCTCTGTTCAACTTAATCCGACAATAATTTATACTTCATGTGTTGTTATGATTCTGGGTTCGGTTGCTGAGCTTATTGCAGGTATCATTGGTGTAAAAAATTGTAAAAAGCCCGAAAAAGCAACCTCGTGCTTAGTGTTCGGTATTATTGTTGCAATATTTAATTTACTCGGCATTATTATTGGTGCGGTTGGCGGTAGTGGCTTTAATTTCGTGTCACTCATAATAGGCCTTGTATTACCTGTACTCTTTATTGTTGGTGCGGTAATGAATAAGAAGTCTAACTGATAGAAAATTACAAGGCAGATGTGTTTTTACTCATCTGCCTTTATTTGTTTTATAGAATATTATTATTTTGAAAATGAAAAAATCGGTTGTGATTTTATTGTGTATACTCAATATATTTTTATTTAACAGTTGCAAAAATAAAAACAAATCAACTTTTTCACCTCAGCTTGAATATATAAGCATAAGTTGTAACCATTCAAACTATGATTATTGTTATAGCTTTACAGCATACACAAAAGACAGTAAGGCTTACTTTTCAGCAGATTGTACCATTGAGAATTTTGAATTAAGCGGTAAGCATATAGAATTTGAAAATAAAAAAATAGCTTATAATGAGTTTTTAAAAATTCAAAATTTCGCAAAAAAAAATAATCTTTATAATTTATATAGCAATCATAAAAATATACCATACGATGCTTGCGACATAACTACATACTCAATCACGACAAAGTGGGAAAATCAGCAAGAACTTACAGTATCGGATTATAGCTTTGATACTGATATTCAAAACTATTTATATTTATTAGCAAAAAAATATTGCAATTCAAAATAAAGGAGGAAAAAATATGAAAGCAAAACTCTCAAAAAAGCTGCTCAGCATTGGGCTTTCGGTACTTATGGCTGTTTCTGTATTGCCATTGTCGCTTATATCAACAAATGCAGTAACCTGTAACATAAAAATCAGCAATATTACCTACCCACGACCTGACGCAAAACCTGATCATAATATTAAATACAGCGGTAATTTAAAGTATGAATTACTTGGTACAGTTTGGAGTTCAGACAACGACAGTATTAGTGCTTCAATTGAACCAAAAGAATTTGAAAATTTCTATAATAGTCTTCTCGGTTCAATAAGTGAAGAAACGAATGACCTTCCAAAGTTTGTTGATACAGAAAGTTATTATTTTTATTCTATGTTTGTTGTAAGAAATCAAACAATACCATATGGAATGCAAGCAGATGTTGAATTTTATGATACAGATAACAATTTGCTTGAAGGATCGGAAGAAAGAACGTTTATGCCTGTATCCACATTGAAAAGTCAGCTTCCGGATGATACTTATATTGATCCCAATTATCTTTCCGATAACGATACTATTTTATTATGTGCGACAAAAAGAATTATTTGTTCTCCTAAAGACCATATCCACACAAGCGGAGCAAAGGCATATGACATTTTTGAGCATTATGAGTTATGCAAAACCTGCGGTAAAAAAATGCTTGATACGGTTTATACTCATAGCGAATCATCTTATAAAGGAAGAGAGCATTGGTATGTTGACAAGCAGCCTACCAATACAACAGATGGCAGATGGTATAAAAAATGCGGCGGCTGCAATTATGAATTTGATTCACTTACAATTCCCAAAAAAAGCAATCAGATTATTGTTAAAAGCTATGACGAGCTTAAAGCCGCACTTGCAAAAGGCGGAAAGCAATGGATTACTATAAATTTTACCAATAGTTACAATGGCTATGAAGTTATAGAAGACTCAAAACGAAATAATGAGTTATGCTTAGATGATCCAAAAGCTGAAATTACTATTAATATGAATAAATTTAAAATTTCAAGGGAAACCCTTTATGATGATTGTCTTTTTAACATTAAACGTGGTAGTCTTAGAATACTTCAGTTTGATACTTCAAGTTTAAACGATAACAACACTACATTCAGTTTTTTCTCAGGAAACAATAACAGATGTATATTTAATGTTGCAAAGGGTGCAAGCCTAAGATTGAGTAATATAAAGGGTGTAGCAAGAAGCACAGAGTTTTACTATGATTTTCCTTGCGTTATTTCAAAAGGAAATCTGCAAATAGACGGTGGCATATATACAACATATACTGAAAAACCGGCTATAAACATTACGGGAGGCAATGTCACCATTAACGGCGGTAAATTTGAAGCAACATCAAAAGGCCCTGTAATCGGTACTTTAGTTAAAAACGCTTACGAGAATGACTATAAAAATATAACTATTAATAACGGTCATTTTGGCGGACTGTATAATGCGATTGTATTTGATGAATATACAACCGCTACAATTAACCAAGGTAACTTTGAATATGATGACTATTATGAACGTAAACAGGCATTTGGCGTTGTAGCAAACGGCGGTAAACTCACAATCAACGGCGGAAACTACTATGCTACAAAAGCTGCTGTTGAAGCAACAAATATGGAATCATTTAACATTAACGGCGGGTATTTCAAACTATTTGATGAAAATAATTATAATTTTGAAGGTGCTGTGTGCATAAAAACAACATTAGATTCTGATTATCTCCCCGTTATCTCAGGTGGCACATATGTAGGCTCTTACGGAATTACTTTCTTGAAAAAGCCCAAAATAACTGACCAATGGTTAGCAAGAAGGGTTGATTTTTCAAATGTAATATCTTCAAAGTGCAAAGTATATGATGACGAAAAAAAAGTTGACATAAATATTGTATCAAACTCATTAGGTAAAAAACATCTTCAAATAATAGCTCCAAATCCGGTTATTACAACTCAGCCCACAGACGGATATTCTCCAAACCTTGGTGACGCTGTTACCTTTGATATTAATGCAACAAATGCAGACACATATAAATGGCATATTATTGATGAAAATGGCAAAGAAATTGACTGGCTCTATATATTAACCAACGGATACGGTGAGCTTTCCACATCATCCGGAGGCAAAAAATTATTTATTACCAATGTCAGCGACTGGCTTAACGGCAAACAGATATACTGCGATGCTATAAGTGGCAATAATACCGTACATTCAAATATAGTAAATATCAAAATCGACAAAAAGCTCAAATATATGAACGATATTTACTTTGACAATTTTGATGATATGTGTAATAACAAAACAATCGGTGATTACAAAAAGCCAAAAACCTCCGAAAATGCCCTATACACGATTGGCGAAGTAGAGTGGGCAAAGTACGGAAAACGTCTTGATGACAGCTACAAAATTTCTATAGGCGAAAAACTGAGTCTTGCACTTGAGATTATTCCAAAAAGCGGTTATGAACTGAACAACAACATTTACGGAAGAGTAAATGGCATAGACAGCGTAGGCACATTAAAAAGAGCAAACGGAAAAAGGTATATGATATTTGACATCAATGTTAGCGTGCCGGACAAATACAAAACCCAGAACATTGAGGTTAATATTAAAGCTCCAACAGTTGGTGCTGCACCTGCCAAAACGGCAAGTTGCGTTGCCGGCAATGTAAATATCAACAAAATTGAATGGTCACCGACTGACAGTAAATTTATAAGCAATAAATCCTATACAGTAAAAATTGAGGTTACTCCTATTTATGGGTGGGGCGATATTGAAACAGTTACGGCAAAGGTAAACGGCAATAATGCTAAATTCATAAAAGAAGGCGGCGGAAAAAATAAGAAATATTATATTAGCTATACATTTGATAAAGCAAGCGATGTTCTCCTTGGTGACATTGACGGTAACGGAACGCTTTCTATTCTTGATGTTACATTAGGTCAAAGACACCTCGCTGGTAATGTGGTACTTTCAGAAACTCAGAAACAAGCGGCGGATATAAATTGCGACGGTCAGATTAATGTAAACGATATGACTCAAATTCAGATTGTAATTTCAAGTGGTGTTGGATTATAAATACAAGAAAGCAAATCGAAATCTATCACAATAATGATTACGGATATGAACAGATTTCAAATCTCACCAGCCTATAGCAAATACAAAGAAAAAATATTAATTCGAGTATTTAGTTGAAGGCTGTCGCAAAATTGGTGAATTCAAAACTTCCAATGCAAAGCTGTTTCTCATCAAATTACAGGAAGAAGCTCGAGTACAATAAATACAGCACTCACATCATTACGGTGTGAGTGCTGTTTCTGTCTGATGTATTTTATGTGATAAAGGTTTTGCTTAGGAAAAATATGTAAGAAAAAACGCAGATTGTAAAATGAAGATGAAAGAATAAAAAAGAATATCCATAGAAACGATTTCGTAGTAGAATTAAGTTACCACAACAAAAATCCGAAAGGAAACCGTCACTATGGATATGCTTAATTTTACACCAAAGCACAAGAAAGGTCAACACTTAACAAGAGAAGAACGCTACTATATATCAATCAGGCTTAATATAGACTACTGGTCGGTTTCCAAAATAGCAAAAGGACTTCATCGCCCATACAATACAATCAATAAAGAAGTAAAGAGCGTAACGGTGTATTTGTATAACGGCAAAGTCAAAAGGTATAAACCTGATATTGCTGAACAATTCTCTCCATACGTAACATATACAGAGAAAAATGTTCAACTTTTTGTATCCAAGGTATTGACATAGGTTCGTATTATTGTTGCCCAAACATTTAGAATAGAACCTATATTACCTTGATTTCAAGTAAAATCTGTGCAATTAAAATATACTGTGAAAGAAACAGAAGGGCTGTTTTTTCACAATCTTTTTTTTGTAGTTGTAGCAAATTGATTATTATGCTATAATGAAATTATATTTTAAACCCATTAACGATAGCTTGAATTGGTAAATTATAATTCTCTCATTGAATTATAACAAGCAAAAATCCATTTTGAACCCCCTACTCAAAAACTATCGTTATAAGGTTGATTTTGAAAGTAGTCTGCACCCCCCTAACTGACTACTATTTGACTACTTTTGGAAAATCTAATATGCCACATTTTGCCTTGATTTGCGTGTTTTGAGGGAATTTTAAAAGTGATACTCATTCCTGTTATACTCAATTCATCCTTGCAAATCACGGCATATTACGGCAAATCGGGAGGAATTGTACTTTGATTAAAATAATGTTTGTGTGCCATGGGAATGACTCACGAACGCTTTACAAACCGCAATATTCCTTTGTAAATCTCGGCAAATCACGGTCAGTTGAAAAGTACAAGACTACCAAAAGACTACTTTTCAACGGTTTTAAAATCAGCTTTTATGCCTTATCGTTAATAGGGTTAGAACGGACATTATTATTGCCGACTTATCGTTAAAAGGGTTGTAACAGAAAGCAATTCCCTATACCTATATATAGCAGCAGTTTTTGCTGGGTGTGATTTGCTTTGAATGAGTCTTATCTGAGTAAGTAAATATCATTTCTACACCGCAGTTCATAAGCTTAAATAATGCAGACTACTAAAAGACTACTTCTCCCCTATCCTAAAATTTCAAGACATTCACTTATTTTGATTGTTAATATATTTTTTAACATCCTGTACAATTTACAGGGTGTTTTTTCTATATGTAAAAAGCCGTAACATATTTTGAAAATATTGAATTCATCAAGTAAATGGTTTATACTTTAATTATGTGATATTTGCATAAAATTAGGGATAGTATGAAGACATCCGATATGATTAAAGAATTATATAATAAAAAGAATATAAGCGTTTCGGAACTTGCCAGACGGATAGGTCAGACTCCACAGAACTTTGGTAAGAAACTGAAACGAGATACTGTGACTCTTGAAGAGTTGAAACAGATAGCCGATGTGATGGAGGTTACTTGTGAACAGTCATTTGTTTTCCCGATGGAGAACAGATAAGAACGAGTAACTAATAAAATGAAACGATAAATTGATAGTCTGATAGTTGTAAAAGGTATTGCGAATCAAAAACCATACATTTCATATCTTATATGTCGATTAACTTATTAAGTATAGTTAACGGCAAAAGATAATCTGTTCTATTATTAAGATAGCAACTTGATCGGGATTACAATATTTATGTTATGTGACAATTTATAGCTTAATATGGCATCATATTTATTATAAAATGTATTTAAATAAGCATATTAATCCAAAAAAAGGGGGAAAAATGCAAATGGCCAATAATACTAATGCGAGTCCAGAAGTTTTTGGGTTTGATTTTCAAGTCAATGCAACTATTTTTTTACTATTAGACAATATAAAAGAATTAAAAGCAATTCGAATGGAGGGAGCCTCTGAAGATATCGAGTTAACCATGAATAATGGTAGTCAAATCATGGCTCAAGCAAAAGGAATAGTAAAAGGAAGCTACGATTTTTCAAACGTAAGAAGAAATCTAAAAAAGGCAATTGAAACCCTTTCTTCTGCTGACAATAAATCGGTAGAACAATTAATTCTTATCACTAATTCCAAAAATCCGCTAAATGAGGATACATCAAAGAGTTTTTTCTATGGTCCACCGGTAACAGTTGGTTATAATAATCTTTCAGATGAAGCAAAGAAAGTTATTGATAATATTGTTGATAAGATTAATGGTCATTTTGATACGAACAAATTTCGAATTTGTTATTTCATGTTTGAAACTGATAATTCGAGAACTAGGTATGCGGTAATAGAGGAAAAAGTCAAAGATTTTATTAATCAACTTAATCTGGGTCAGGTTTTAAGTAGCATAGAGTTAATGCGGGTTTGGCAAAACGATCTTTTTCATAATGGTTCTAAAACTGACACAACTATAAAATTGAGTAAAGAAGAAATTGTATGGCCGGTGATTGTACTAACTCTAGGTAAACAGTTGCCATCAGAATATATAGAAGATTATGACCAAGGATTTATAGATGAGGTTACATCACAATATTCGTATATTATAAATACTATTTCTGAACAATATAGTCTCATAACTAAAATCATATTTGATTACAATTCATCGAATTGTGATTTGTCGATGAAAGAACGTATACGAAAGTTCGTTGCAAATAAATGGACAGACTACATTTCTGTTTTTTCGTTCGAATCATTGAATAAAGAAGTTCAAGAAGCGGTTATAAAAGTAATTTTAGCCAAAGTGATTCAACAAAGATACTTAATTGATAACGTTAGTAGAGGTGTGTCATTATGAAAATTAAATCTATATACATTTCTCAAGGTATGTTTTGTACAGAACGTTTTTTTGAGTCTGGTTTTAATCTTATTTTCAGCGAAAAGAATAGTACTGGAAAAACAACACTTATGCGTTGCATTCTATATGGACTTGGCTATGCAGTTCCAGGGACAAGAAAGTTTAGAATTGAATCATGTAGCATAAGTGTTGTTATTGAAAAAGATGACGGAACATTATTAACACTTAACAGGGACACATCTGAATCTATAGAATTAATTGAGAAGGAAGTGCAACTTTCGTATGCACTCCCAGTACAGAGTAAGGATTTACATGAAAAAATCTTTGGAACTGACAATGAAGACATACTCAATAACCTTCTTGGTGCTATGTATGTTGACCAAGAAAAAGGATGGACACTTCTAAATCGTGGAAAGGTTATAGCAGGGGTTCGTTTTAATATAGATGAATTAATAAGGGGATTGTCTGGAAGAAGCTGTGCAGACCTCATAATTCGAAAAAGAAAAATTGAGGAAAACCTAAAGAAATATAAACAAATTTTGAATATTGCAGAGTATAGGGAAACCATTACATCAACAAGTGTATCTTTAACACAAGATAGTTATAATCGTGAGCGGCTATTAAAATTGGATCAACTCAAAGTTGAGAGGGATTCGATAAAAAAGGAGATTAAACGTCTTGATGAAAATATAAAAAATAATAAAAAAGCAATCGAATTAATTGATGAGATGAAGTTAGTAATTAAATTAAATAATGGCGAAGAGATATGTGTTACACGAGATATGGTTGTGGGTGCTTCTGATGGTATAGATCTTCTTCGTGCGAAGAAAAAGATGCTTATTCCAAGATTAGAAAAGAATCTTAAAGAAATAGAAGGACTGGAACTTGAAATAAAGGAAGAAGAACAACAATTATCTCTTTTTCCATCAGAATCGTTAGCAGATGTATTTGATAAAAAGATGACAGATATTAATATTAGTCCGGTTGATGTTAAGAAAGTAATTAATGATTTGGAAAAAGAGAAAAAATCATTGAAAGACCAGATTTCTCAATTTACTAATGATAGAAACAATGTAACTCAGTCTATGATTAAAACTGTTCAGAAATATATGGGGGAACTTGGAGATTCCGAAGCAGAAAAGATGACATGGAAATATCTGTTTACTAATAATCTTAAAGAATTATCCGGAGCACTGTTGCATAAAACAGTTTTTTCATTTCGCTTGGCATATATAATCGAAATTGAAAAAGTACTGGGTATCAAATTACCAATTTTAATGGATTCACCCAAAGGAAAGGAAGTTGATGACATCAATATTGGCAAAATGATGGAGATACTTCAGCGTGATTTCCCAAATAATCAGATTATTATTGCCTCTATTTACCATTATGTACCAAACGAACATGTGATTACATTAGAAGGACAATTATTGAATCAAACAGTCACATTGTAAAATGGTTAAAATTTATTTTGAATAATACTATATGAAGCATAGAAATGGGCCATTCATTTTAAAGAGATTGCATCAAATATTGGTTAGTGAATAAAAATAAGATTGAAGTAATCGATGATAGAAAACTGAATTTGCTTATACGAAAAAAGTAGTGCAAGACAAACCTTTCACAGGCTCGATATCCCCAGTATTTTAGAAAAAGTGCGTTCCACCATTCCCTTGTACAATAGGGGTTGAGTATGTTTTTCGTTGAACAACCGTGCCATGTGGAGAGCGTAGTCTTGTTGACTAAAGTACATAAGTAAAAGTGTAAAAAAGGCTTGAAATAAGGGCCTTTTGAGATTTTTAGAATTAAAAAATAGACTGCGAAATTTGCCTGAAAAAGTGTATAAACCCTTGGTGTTTTTATAGTCGGATAGACAGGAATATTGAGATTGGGTCGATTATACAAAAGTGTTTACTTGTGATTTGTGAAAAATAAACGCAGTAATGTGGAGAAAACGGAAGATGGTTCTAAAAGAAAGCAAACCAAGTACGGCTCTAAAAAGCATAATTAACACAGTTAGTTGAAGAAAATTAGATGAATTTTTGTGTTCTATGTTACTTGATAATATAGAAGAAAAGAGTGATATATGGTAGTACCAAAATAGTAACGGAGGTATTATCTATATGCTTTATTTAAAAACATCAGGTAAAAACGGAATAATCAGTCTTCATCCTTTAAATCCAGATGAAATGTATTATAAATGTGAAGTATGCAGAAATTTTTATGGCATTGATAATTTATCAGACTTTTCATTTGGAGATGATGTGTTTTTGAAGAGCTACATATGTCCACAATGCGAAGCAGAGATCGAAGAGGATTATGAACTTGAACAAGAGGAAGAATTTCAATCCAGAATTGAAAAGGCTCTTAAAATGAATAATCTAATAAAATAGCCTATTTTCGCAAGAGGACTAAGTAGATGATTAGGAACAAGAAAAAATGCTATAACCATTGAAAAATAGTGCTATAACAGATTATGCATGAAATAGCCTAATAATTTCATGTGGAGATGGTAGTCTTGATGTCGAAGGTGAACCCTAACAAGTAAATATAGTGTAGAAAACAAAGGACTTTCTCAAAGACTATCGTTAAAAGATATATGAAGTCTTGCGGAAAGTCCTTTTTTGATGCTTGAAAATAACCGAATGGGAATCGGTCCTCTCAGCAAGATTGACACTATGGAATGGATAACAGAGGTTTGAACCCTAGAGGGGTTCAATAGGTGCTCGGTCTCATATTTGCTTACAGAATATGAACATTCACGGAATTGCAAAACGATAGGACATCTTGATAAAACTCAAATTTCGTGGTACAATGATTAAGCTGAGTTTGATTTAAATGAAACTGCTGAAACATAGATTAAGGAGTGAATAAATGCAAATTAGTTATAAACCTTTATGGCATACTCTTTTGGAAAAAGGAATGTCTAAAGAGGATCTTAGAACAATGGCAAAGCTATCAACGAATGCCATTGCGAATATGGGAAAGAATAAGAATGTAAGTATGTCAACCTTACTTAAAATATGTGAAACCCTTCAGTGTGATTTGAATGCTGTGGTGGAATTAAAAGGACTGGATTCAGTAAAGGAAAGTGAGGAAACGGAGACTCAACTTGAACATAAAACATACTCACCAAGGCTTGTGTCATTGTTTTCTGGCTGTGGTGGAATGGACAAAGGATTTGAAAATGCAGGCTATTCTAGAGTATGGGCAAATGACTTTGATAAAGATGCCCAAGCGGTATTTAGACTCAATCTAGGTGAAATTGATGGAAGAGATATAACTACAGTACCTGTAGATGATATTCCAGATTGTGATATTCTAACTGCTGGATTTCCATGTCAGCCATTTTCAAACGCTGGTAATCGTATGGGCGTTTATGACGAGAGAGGTGAATTGTATCTCGAGTGTTTGAGAATTATAGAACATAAGCAACCACGAGCAGTATTGTTTGAAAATGTTAAAGGTTTGATGTCTTCCAAACATCAGAGCGGAAAAAAATTAATTGATGTAATTAAGGAGGACTTAGAAAGACTGGGTTATTTCGTAAATTACAAGGTTGTAAATGCATCAGATTATGGAGTTCCACAAAATAGAGAACGTATGATACTAGTAGCTTTGAGAAAGGATCTCGGAAAGACATTTGAATTTCCACCTATTCAGAGTGATAAAAGCAAGCTTACGTTACGACATATTTTGGATATTCCTGCAGATGTACCGAATCAGACTTTTTGGCCATATTCTCCTCAAGCACAAAATATGGTTGATCAGATTCCAGAAGGAGGTTCGTGGAAGAACATTCCATATGAGAATCTTTCTCCTAGATTCAAAAGAATTAGAGATGATATGAAAAGATATCATGCGCCAAATTTTTATAGACGCTTTAGCAGAGATGAAATAAACGGAACGATTACAGCATCTGCTCAGCCGGAAAACTGTGGAATAACACATCCAACAGAGAATCGACGTTATACGATTCGAGAAATTGCACGAATTCAAACGTTCCCGGATGACTTTAAATTTATTGATGATACAACTAAAAACATAGTAGCAATGTATAAAGTAATAGGAAATGCTGTACCTTGTCATCTTGCAGAGGTGCTTGCAAATGCTATTTACAAGCAAGCTTTTGAGGAGGAAAAATAAATGAAATGTTACATAAAAAAAGACCAAGTTAGTGAATCAATAGAATATTTTAAAAATGCAGGATTTGATACCGATGATATGCTGTTCTTGTTTTTAATGGCTAAGCATATGGGAGTGAGTGCTTCTTACCCTGTAACATTTTTAAACAGTGCTTTAACTGTTGAGCAAAAGATGGAAGAGTTAAATTCTTTATGGCTGCTTGGTGGTTTATTTGATTCTGGAGAAATGTGTAGCTCAAAAGGAGTTATGTTTCCAACTGCCTTTAGAAAGTTGGCCTTTTATCAACCAGGAACTGAATTTAATAAAATTCCCGGAAGAATGAAAGATACTGTTGAGAAGAAGAATATCAATGTCCCTATTTTTAATGATGTGGATTCAAAGCTTACTCTTAGAAGCAATTATAAGGATTTGATTGATGAAAAATATTTAAAGGGTCAAAGAATATCATTATCTAAATTAGCAGCTTGGACTTTTCGTTTTAGCTCATTTGAGTTCGATTCAATGCCAAATGAGAAGCAGTTTTCAAGAGTATTGGATAAAGCAATCAAGAAGTATTTTAAAATAACAAAAAATGATTTCCTTTGGTTGTTTGAGGATGATATCTCAAATTGTCGCTTAATTCCAGATACAGACAGTATTAAGGGGCAGGAAGTGAGAAATCAGTTCGATTTTGACGCAACAAAGATGCCTGAAGTTAATGCGATTTCAGTACCTGAAGATGCCCAAGTTAGTGTCTATGATAAGGATACGGTGGCACATTACTTGGCATTAAATGGTGATAATCCTAGCGATAGCGATATTTTTGATATTTTGATGAATAAGGAACAAATTGTGCTAACAGGAGTGCCAGGTGTCGGAAAATCAAGATATACAAAAACTCTTACAGAAAGTGGAAAATTTGCTGATAGCTTAACGATACAGTTTCATGCAAATTATTCATATGAAGATTTTATTGGTGCTGAAGTTCTTAGATCAGAAGATGGAGGTACATATGTCACTACCAAACAGGGAGTATTCTTAAAATACATTGAGAAGGTTAAGAGTGATCCAGATAAATCAAATAAATATTTGCTGGTGATTGACGAATTGAACCGTGGAAATATTGCAGAAATATTTGGAGAATCAATTCTTGCTTTGGACAGAAATTATGAAGCGAGTTTGTCAAAAGAATATGAAGATGTAGGAACTCTCTCAATTCCACACAATTTGTATATTGTGGCAACGATGAATACAAGTGATAGAAATATTGCTTTCTTAGATTTAGCGATAAGAAGAAGATTTGCATTCGTACCTCTTTTGCCAAATTATGACTTCTTATCTGAGGAAGTTATATTCCAAGACTTTGATTTGGGAAATATTTTAAAACAGATTAATCAGAGAATTATTGACACTTTAAAAGACCCAGAGCTTATTTTAGGCCAGTCCTATTTTATCCCGAAGACTAATGAGTCAGGTAAATATATTTGGGAAGCAAATGACTTTAAAAACCAATTTAATTTTGTCTTGTTACCAACATTAAGAGAATACAGCTTTAATAATGCGAGTGCCATTGGATCAATTGTCGGAGAAAACCTGTCCGATGGAATACAAGATTTAGATGATTTCATGGCTTCCTTCTCTGCTGAATTTGGAGAATGAGGAGATGTGCTATGGAAATAATGGAGTCTGCTGAACAAAACATTATTACTGTCCAGCCAGAAGAAATGGCTTTTTTTGAAGAGTTCACTAAAAAGTATGCGATTAGCTGGACCCGAGAAGAAAAACTGAACAATATTCTTCCTTTAAGTAAGTCGTATGTTGGTTATATAACAACTCCAACAAGAGTTATATCTTTGAATCCTAAGTATCACGAAATTGGATTCGAACACATTATACGAATTTATCTTTATGTGTATGGGTACAGACCAACTGATAGCACAGCGATTTTGGATGTTTCTGAGTCTGAAACAAGTGCAGATGTTGCATCAATGTTCATTAAGAACCTCAAAAGAAATATTCAAGAAGGAATTATACGTTCTTATCAAAAGACAGATATTAAAAGCGAATTGTTACAAGGTAAAGTTAATTATACTCGAACTTATACGAATGTACTTACTGGTAAAGGAAAGCCAGTTATGAGTAGAGTATCAAAATTGTCGATTAAGAATAATATTAATTCGCTGATACTATCTGCATTAGAAAAATTAAAACATACGGACGAGTATTTCTCAGATGCAGCACAGTTGGAAATGTATTTTTATGGGGCTGACAAAAATGTTCAAAATGGCAGTGCTTTACTTCAAGAAATAACTTTTAATTCCAACACTGCTAGATATAGGAGAACTTTAACGTATGCAGCAATGATTATCGATCAATTAACATACAGTGATAAGGGATCCTCCGTTGGAACGGACAGTTTTTTGATTAATTTTGATAGGCTGTTTGAAGATTTTGTAGTTAAAGTTCTCAAAGAAATTCCAGAAAAACGTGAATTTACTACGTGGTCAGCTAAGAAAAGATTTGCAGATGTAATAGGTAGTACTGGAGTATATTCTGGAAGAGAATATCAACCGGACATCATATATAGGTATAAAGAGGAAGATGAAGTATTTGACTATATGCCATCGGCTTATGCTGTACTGGATGTGAAAAATAAAGCATATGGACAATTTAAAAATGCAGATATATACCAGATTATGATGTATGCAAAATTACTTCACAGTGAAAAAGCATTGTTGTTATACCCATCGTTTACCAATAGAAGAACAGAAATACTCTCATTAAATTCCGAAATTTTTAATCCCTCATTAATATATGCTTGCTTCGTCAATATAGGGGATGAGAGTGGTGATAAATTTTTGCAATCGATTCATGAGTTTGCAAATAATGTTGTATATACAATACAGGATATATAGCATTTGTAGAAAAGGAGCTAAACTGAGGCATGTTCACTGAGATATGCAGGGATATATTCCTTTGAATTTTCAACAATTAACACTTGGCTATATAAGGAGGGAGGTCGCAAAAATGAAAAGATTATGTTTGGAAACAATAATTACCCTAATATATCAAAGCCGCACACGTAGTGCTGATACTATTAAGTCTGTGTGTAGTGGTATTTTTGCAACCTACGATTTGGATATAACATCCTATAACAAAGAATTATCGAGTCATCTGAAAAGTAAACATGACCCTGTTCCTGTCGAATTGATATTCGCAGCTAGAATTGCAAATATTGATTGTGTTGCAAAAGGCATTGAAGATAATTTAATTCCTTCGATTTAAAACAATTATCCTACTTTAAATTTTAGGTTTGGAGGATATACAGATACGCTTAATTTTGGCAGAGATGCTCTTTAATTGCTATCTGAGCAGGAAGAAGATTGATATTGATAAGCTGAAATTGTAGGAGGTGCTATGTATGGCGGTAAGCCGCTCATTTACGGATTATGTTAGAAAGAAATATGACAATGAGTTCTGGGCGGCAGCCGAGCAGTTCATTGAGGATAACCAGGACTATATAAAAAAACTGGCTACTAGAGTGCATTCTGTCGGAGAAACTGAGATTGCAGATGTTCATGTGGAGCATGTCTGGGTGGAAGATCTTCCGGGAATGAAGATTAGTTTCGATGTTGCTCTGTCAGTGAATATTGAAATAAAAGATGGCAACCATCACTATGATGTATCAGAAGAGAGAACTTTCTGGTTGATGGTGTCCTGTCGGGGTGATCTGGATATGAAACTGGAGGACTTTGAAATTACATCGGTATCTAGCTACAATGGTAAGAATCGAGTGAAAGATCCGATGGATGATTCCCTTGTGCCAATTATTCCTTATTCTGAACTTGAAAGGGTTGCAGAGAATTTTTTAAAGAAAAATTTCCCAGAAGCACTGAGAGTTCCCCCAAGGGGTCAATCTCCCGTGTGGGTAGATCCGACAAGATTGGTAGAAGCACTGGACTTGACGATTCAAAGCCACCGTATTAAAGATGATTCATCGGTTTTCGGTCAGATTTATTTTGAGGAAGCCGATGCTGACATTTATGATGATGATGCAGAGAAAGATGTTCTTACTCATATTAAAGGAAAAACCATTCTTGTAGATCCTTTGGTGTACCTACTTCGAAATATCGGATCAGTGAATACAACCATAATTCATGAGTGCGTTCACTGGGATAAGCATAGGAAAGCTTTTGTATTAGAACGGCTTTATAATGAAGCAGCATCATGCATCAGCTGCGAAGTTGTAGGCGGTGCAGCATCCGAAATATCAAAAAAATCTACGGAATTCATGGAGAAACAGGCTAATCAGCTTGCACCAAGAATTCAGATGCCACAGACTCCGTTTAGAGCCAAGGCGAACGAGTACATAGCTACATTTTTGCGTGAGACCGATGCTCAATACGAAATGGATGTTATGGAGATGGTCATCGACCAACTTGCAGTCGATTTTGGAGTATCCAGGCAGGCGGCTAAGATTCGATTAGTAGAACTTGGATTTGATGGTGCAATCGGAACTTTTAACTATGTTGATGGTCAGTATGTCCGACCACATGGTTTCCGAAAGGGCTCAATTGAAGCATATCAGACATTTACGATAAGTGCTCAAGATGCAGCTATTCAGCGCTTCTCAAATCCGGAACTCCGTGAAAAGACTGCTAATGGTGATTATCTGTTTATAGAAAATCATTATGTCTACAATTCTCCGCTATATGTTTGCACTGATATGGACGGTCGGCTTATACTGACTGATTATGCCAGAGCACATATGAACGAATGTTGTCTTGTCTTTGATCTAAGCATCACGAGTAAGGTAGAGTCCGCATACCATACCATCTGCTTCTTGAACAGAGAGCAGAGCGATATTACCTTTGATGTAAAATATCACAATGGGTATCAGAATGCTCCACCGGAACGACAGATTGCAATGCGAAAGAAGCAACAGGAGGAGTGGCTGAATATTCGAAAGCAGATGACGAACGATCCAGAGCAGTGCATGGAGTTGTTGTTAGACTGGAGAAATATGAAATACACGGATCTCGGTGACTTGATTGATAGAGATCCGAAAACAATCAGCCGTATCGTTAAAGGGAAAACAGCTCCGAATCTGAACACTGCTGTGTTGATTTGTTTCGGGCTTAACTTGCCACCAATGATAAGCGAGAAGCTGTTGGATGTTTTGGGATGTAAGCTGAAACCGTTTGATCCAGAACATCAGTGGATTAGTGAAGCCTTACATGTGAAGTACCCGGAACCACTGTGGGTTGTTAAAGAATATCTTGAGCAATATGATGTAGCAATTTAAAAATTTATTTTATAAAAAACGGACATGCCATGTCCGTTGCTAGAGTGACCTGGAAGAAGAAAACTTCCGGGTCTTTTACTATGCGGCAAAAAAGAAAGTGCTATTGCAAATATATGCAATAGCAAAAATATATTTGCACATATTGACAAATAATGCAAATGGTGTATAATAATATCATAAAAATGCAAAGGAGACACTGATATGTCAGAAGAACGGAAATTAGCTGATGTTAAAATTAGTGATATCAAAGATGTAGACATAATGCGTGGTTTCATAGCAACTGCGGGTATGGGACTCTGCAATAAAGATGAAACCTTGGATAAAAAGCAGGTGGTAGAAGATAAACTAGATGATTTAAATAGCCGTCTTGCAGAACTTGAGGATGCACTGCAAAGGTGGGAACGCACGAAACAAAGTTCATCATCAAAGGAAAGCTATGATCTTATCAAAGAATATGGAACGGAGGAAAGCATACGTAATCGTTTGGATGTACTGAATAAGGAACGTACTCAGTGGGCAGGTTTTCTTACTCAGTTGGAGTTATACTTAAGTGAATGTAAAAATTTTAATAAAACGCTTTGTTTTTCAAATATTCGGGAATTATTACGTCAAAATCCAGATGTTAAAATAGGTCAGATTGAAAAGGAAGCAGGAATCAGATTAGGATATATGTCTCGTCTGGAGAAGGATGGAAATACATCCGAGCCGAGTATGGAATTTGTTGTAACGGCAGCAAAGCTTCTTAAGGTTAGTGTTGATACTTTGATATCTGTTGATCTTACTGGACTTACACCGACAGAGCAGTATATTACAAGTTTCTTCGATAAATTAAAGGAAGATACATTAAAGGATAGGCTCGATTGGAATCGAGAGACAGCGTTTAATCTGAATCGAATGGAGCCGGATAGGAATGGTTTCGTATACCATCCTCTGTTTGCAGAAGAAACATTTTATGAGGAGACAGACTGTGAATATCCGCAGGAAGTAACTAAAATCGTATTCAATTCAAAGACCTTTGGTCCCAAGACATATATTGCCGGAGATTGTTTTAATCTTAGATTAAAACATGGAACAACGCTTTATCTTATGGATATTGAGAAGAGCATTCATAAAGTTGGAGATCCTTCTGCAGCTGCTAAAGAAGCTTGGATGTATGTACCGTCCAAGGGAAGTCAATTATTGGTAGCCTCACAGGATGATACACCAGTAGCTCCGTTTCTTGAGTTACTATTCTCAACTGTAAAGGAGCGTATGGAACATCCGAAGGTAAACAATGACGTGATGTATGCAATTGATGCATTCATGAAGGATGATATATCTGATGACATGGATGAAATGCCATTCTAAGAAGGAGGTCGAGTTGAGTGATAAAGACACCTATTAGAAATCTTCACAGCGACAAAGATATACCGCCTCGTTTCTGCAATGTTATTGTAAATGGGGAAGATGTAACGCTTGAGGTAAAGATAAATAAAAATAAGTTTGAAACGATTTCTTGGGAAGACATGCAATACCAAGTAAATCAAGCAATAATGAAAGCAGCAAAAGAATAAATTAGAAACTACCGCAAACTGCCCCGTAACGAATCGAGGAGCTAACCGCCGGAGTTATCTGCAAAAGCCTTTATAGGCAAAGTAGGTAACTCCGGCTTTTTTGTGTTTTACGGCAGTTTTCAGCGGACATGGCGTGTCCATCACGAGAAAAATTTCCAGTGTACACTATAAATAAAAACACCTGACATTGAGATGGGTACACAGAAATGCGTATCCATCTAAGTGCCAGAGGCACTTAAAAAATAAATATCACAAGGCCTGATTAGCTATAAGGGCATTGGGATACAGATATCGGCATCGATCACATGACAACCTGTGAAAGGTGCGATAGAAGTACCCTTATTTCCTTATGCTCTTTTTCAGGCAATTCATGGGTCGGTACTTCTATAGGCACCGACCCTATTTGTTTCTTATGCCCTTCTGCAAGAACCAGGCAGAAAGGCAGGAGACTATGAAGATTAAGATTCGTTACGAGAACGAGTATCAGACCCTTGAGGTTGAGAACATGGAATTGGAGAAATGGTTAAACATCTCCGTTTCTGAAGAAGAGAGTCAGGAAGACTACGAAAAGAGAATCCAAGATGTAATCGAAGAGAGATTCAACAGACCCGATTACAACAGCTGGCACAAGCATGACCGTCATACTGGCAACGCTTATATGAAGAGCAAGGACGGGACAGTTGAGGTCAACACAGAAGAGGCAATCATGTTTAGAGCAGCTGATAAGTCAGCTTTCAGCAGTTCCATTGATGGAGTACATAACCAGTTTGAATACGAAGAGTGCTGTGAAACATTGAGAAGTCTTCTTAAACCTGCAGTAGCAGATATGGTCATTGCTATTGCACTTGATGGTTACACCGTTGGTGAGTATGCAGCAGAAATCGGTGAGGATGCCAACACTGTCAGTCATCGTTACAGACGTGCAATCAACAAATTGAAAAAAGTTTTTTCAAAAACGTCCTTTTAACCCTTCTCCCAAGGCTACCAGGTAGGAGGGTGACACCTCCGAGAAATTTATTTAAGGAGGTAATTCGTATGGAATTACAAGTATTTAACAGCACAGAGTTTGGCTCTGTAAGAACAGCAACTGTAAACGGCGAGATTATGTTTTTTGCAAAGGATATAGCAACAATTCTTGGATACAGTAATCCGAGAGATGCTATTAACAAGCACGTTGATGATGAAGATAAGGGAGTAGCAAAATGCGACACCCTTGGTGGTATTCAAGATTTAACAATTATCAATGAGTCAGGTCTTTACAGTCTTATCCTTTCAAGCAAGATGCCTAATGCGAAGAAGTTCAAACATTGGGTAACGGCAGAGGTTCTTCCGGCTATCCGTAAACATGGAATGTATGCCATCGATGAGATTTTGGAAAATCCTGATCTTGCGATTGCAGCACTTACACAGCTTAAGGAAGAGCGTGAGAGAAGAAAACAGCTTGAATGCCAGACACTAATTCAGCGTCAGCAGATTGCAGAGATACAGCCAAAGGCAAGCTACTATGACCTTATTTTACAGAACAAAAACACAGTACCAATTACACAGATTGCAAAGGACTACGGTATGAGCGGTCGCAAGTTCAATGAACTTCTTCATGAACTTGGGGTTCAGTACAAGTTCAGAAAGACATGGCTTTTATATCAGCAGTATGCAGAATGCGGATACACACAATCACGTACCTATGCAATTGATGAGAGCAGAAGTGTGATGCATACCTATTGGACACAGAAGGGCAGACTTTTCCTTTATGACCTTCTAAAGAACGAAGGTATCTTACCAGTCATTGAACAGGAGGATTAAAAGATATGGGCATTGATAAGTTTAATCACGAAGGGTATGCAGACCCGACTACATATGAGGCTCTTACCAATATCCATCGTGAAGAAGTGGTAGCTGATAAAAAGGCTGCATATCTTCCGTTGGTATATGTTTGCAGTCCGTATGCAGGTGATATCGAGAATAATGTAAAGAATGCAAAAGCGTACAGCAGATTTGCCGTTGATAAGAATGCTATCCCGATAACACCTCATCTTCTCTATCCACAGTTTATGAATGATTGCAATGAAACGGAACGTGAGATGGCTATGCACTTCAATTATGTACTTCTTGGTAAATGCACGGAACTTTGGGTATTTGGTGGAGTGGTAAGTCGTGGTATGAATCGTGAAATCGGTGTTGCAAAGAAAAGAAGAATGAAGATCAGATGGTTTGACCATGCGATGAAGGAGGTAAATGAATATGCTTAATTTCACTATATACACAGCAGATTGTGTCGGTAATAGCGGGAACTGTTTGTATCCCAACAAGATAATTGTTACCGACAAGGAATCCTTTATCAAAGCAACGAAGATGGATCATGTAACTGCAAAGTATAAAAGGAATTATCGCAGTAAGGATAATTTCGAGTTTTCCGACTGTATTCCGCTTGACTGTGATAATGACCATTCGGACAACCCGAATGAATGGGTAACTCCTCTTGATATAGCACTTGAAATACCGGGTGTTGCTTTTGCTGTATCGTATAGCAGACACCACAACCTTCCAAAGGGAAATAAGTCTGCTAGACCAAGATTTCATATCTTCTTCCCTATTGAGATTGTATCGGATGAGCAGGAGTATGCAGATATGAAACGCAGGATTGCCGTTGCTTTTCCTTATTACGATACCAACGCACTTGATTCGGCTCGTTTCCTTTATGGAAATGACTCTGATGAAGTGGAGTTCTATGAAGGGAATAAAACCATTCTTGATTATCTGGAAGAGGATGACTTTGCTGACTTCGATGTAAGTCTTGAGCAAGTACTAGAAGGTCAGCGTAACAGTACCATGAGCCACATTGCCGGAAAGATTATCAAGAGATATGGAAATACAGAAGAAACTTATCAGATTTTCCTTAAGAAGGCAGAACTCTGTAATCCACCACTCCCTGAAAGCGAACTTAAGGTGATATGGCGAAGTGCATCAAGGTTCGGTAACAAGGTGTCAAACCAAGAAGGATACATTCCACCCGAGGAATATAACTCTGACTGCAAACTAAAACCTGAAGATTTCTCAGATGTAGGACAAGCTACTGTTCTTGCACGGGAGTATAAAAATATTCTCTCCTATTCCCCATCTACCGACTATATGGTCTACAACGGAAGTTTTTGGGAGGAATCGAAACCAAAGGCTCAAGGCGTTTCTCAAGATTTGACCGAAAGACAGCTTGCTGAGTCTGAAACCGAAATAAAAAAAGCCATGGATAAGCTCGTCAAAAATGGTGGTATGGAGATAATTGTATCTGTTGGTGCAAAGAAAGCTTTGCAGATGTTTAACAAGGAGCAGACACACACATATGAGATGTATGACAATGCCCTGAATTACAAGAAATATGCTGTCAAACGCAGAGATACAAAGTGTATTTCCGCAACGCTCAAGGAGGCTCGACCTATGCTTGAAGTTGAACAAAGATATCTGGATGCAGACGAATTTTTGCTGAATACACCAAGCTGTACATATGACCTCAGACACGGACTTGACCTTGCAATCGAACATAATCCCGAACATCTAATTACGAAACAGACAACCGTTAATCCGTCAGATGACGGTATGGATATATGGAAATCCGCACTTGATACTTTCTTTTTGGGTGACGATACCCTTATTGACTATGTTCAGAGAATGGTTGGTCTTTCTGCAATCGGCAAGGTATATGTTGAGGCTCTCATCATTGCATATGGTGAAGGCAAAAACGGTAAAAGTACATTTTGGAATGTCATAGCAAGGGTTCTGGGTACATATTCAGGCAACATCTCTGCGGATATGCTTACAGTCGGGTGCAGAAGAAATGTTAAACCTGAGCTTGCAGAGGCAAAAGGCAAACGAATGTTAATTGCATCTGAACTTGAGGAAGGTATGAGGCTTAACACGGCAAATGTTAAACAGCTCTGCTCCACCGATGAAATCTATGCAGAAAAGAAATACAAAGACCCTTTCTCATATACTCCTACTCATACTCTTGTGCTGTATACCAACCACCTGCCGAAAGTCGGTGCTATCGACAAAGGTACATGGAGAAGACTTATTGTAATTCCGTTTGATGCAACAATTGAGGGTAATGCTGATATTAAGAACTATGCGGACTATCTTTTTGAGCATGCCGGCGGTGCAATTCTCAGTTGGGTTATTGAGGGATCAAAAAAGGTGATTAAAGATAATTACAAAATCACTCCTCCGCAAAAGGTCTGTGATGCAATTGAGCATTACAGGGACAGCAACGATTGGCTCTCATATTTTTTGAGCGAACGCTGTGAAATTGACTCATCATACATTGCAAAGTCGGGAGAGGTATATAACGAATACAGAATTTTCTGTACTCAAATGGGTGAATATATCCGCAGTACAACGGATTTCTATACTGCTCTTGAAACCGTGGGTTTTGAAAAATTTCGTGACAGGAACGGCAGATACATCAAAGGCTTAAAACTCAAGACAGACTTTATGGAAGAGGACTAATGACAGTAGGTGTGACAGTTTATGACGGCTATTTACTATCCTTTTCTTATAGAATAAAAAAATAAGCTTTATATATAAGTATAGGAAATGACAGTCGTACCCTGTCACACCTTGAATTGAGGTGTAAAAATGCGTGAAAGTGAAATTGAAAGAATATTAGTAAAAAAAGTGAAGATAGATGGAGGTATCTGTCTGAAATGGGTATGTCCCTCATTTAACGGTATGCCTGACAGATTGATATTTTTACCAAACGGTCATTTTGGCATGGTGGAACTGAAAGCTAACGGCCAAAAGCCGAGAGCACTCCAGCTTGCACGGTATAAGATGCTGAAACGATTGGGATTCAAGGTTTATGTGATTGACGATGTAGAGCAGATTGGAGGAATGATTGATGAAATACAAGCCACATAGCTATCAGGAATATGCAATCAGATATATTGAAACTCATCCGATTTCAGCACTGCTGATTGATATGGGACTTGGCAAGACCTCAATTACATTGACTGCAATTCGCAATCTCCTTTTTGACAGCTTTGAGGTGTGCAAGGTGCTTGTAATCGCACCGCTCAGGGTTGCAAAAAACACATGGACTGATGAGATAAAAAAGTGGGAGCATTTAAGCACTCTCACTTATTCACTGATAATCGGCAATGAAAATGAACGACTTTCAGCACTCAATGAACAAACTGACATCTACATAATCAACCGAGAAAATGTTGACTGGCTTGTGAATAAAAGCGGATATAAATTTGACTTTGATATGGTTGTTATTGACGAGCTCAGTTCGTTTAAAAATCATCAGTCAAAGCGTTTCAAAAGTCTTATGAAGGTGCGACCGCTTGTAAAGAGAATTGTCGGCCTGACAGGTACTCCCTCATCAAACGGACTTATGGATTTGTTCGCTGAATTTAAAATTCTTGATATGGGCAAACGGCTCGGTTATTTTATCGGGCAGTACAGGAACACATATTTCAAACCCGACAAGATGAATGGTCCGATTGTGTATTCATATAAGCCTCTGCCAAATGCCGAGAATGCCATCTACGAAAAAATATCAGACATCACGGTTTCTATGAAAGCAAATGAATATCTGAAAATGCCTGAGCTTTTAACAAGCAACTATGTTGTTGAACTCTCCAACAGCGAAAAGAATCAGTACGATGAAATGACGAAAAGCTTGGTCCTTGAAATCACTGACGGAGAAATTACCGCATCTAATGCCGCCTCCCTTTCAAACAAGCTATGCCAGCTTTCAAACGGTGCAATTTACGATGACGAGCAGAATATAGTTGAAATTCACGACCGAAAGCTTGAAGCACTTGAGGATATAATTGAGAGTATGAACGGCAAACCTCTGCTTATTGCGTATTGGTACAGACACGATTTGGAACGGATAAAGAGCAGTTTTTCTGTTCGTGAAATCAAAACAAGTGAGGATATTTCCGATTGGAACGATGGCAAAATTCCCGTTGCACTCATTCACCCTGCAAGTGCCGGACACGGACTTAATCTTCAAAACGGGGGTTCAACTCTTGTGTGGTTTGGCCTTACATGGTCACTTGAGCTGTATCAGCAAACCAACGCAAGACTGTATCGACAGGGACAGAAAAACACTGTTGTTATTCAGCACATAATCACAAAAGGCACGATTGATGAACAAATTTTGAAAGTCTTGCAGAAAAAGAATAAAACGCAGGCGGATTTGATTGATGCCGTAAGGGCAGATTTGGAGGTATAAAATGACGGCAAAGGAATATTTAAGTCAGGCATACAGACTTGACAAAAGGATAGATTCAAAAATTGAACAGCTTAAATCACTTAATCTTCTTGCAACAAAATGCACATCTACATTATCGGATATGCCAAAAAGCCAAAGTATCAGTAACTCTCGACTTGAGGATACTGTTGTAAAAATTGTTGATTTGCAGGAAGAAATAAACAGGGACATCGACAGCCTTGTTGATTTAAAGCGAGATATTGTGAGAACAATAAAATCCGTACAGAATCCGGAGTATCAGATAATTCTTGAATTGAGATATTTGTGCTTTAAAACCTGGGAAGAAATAGCGGTACAGATGAATTGCAGTATTGACAATGTGTTCAAGATAAGAAAAAACGCATTAAAAAGTGTTGTAATTCCCGAAAGTTGACAGTAAATTCCATAGAATTACAGTATGCTCATCTGCTATAATATAAACAGTGAAATAGACTTTGAAAGCCTTGCAGAGAAATTTGCAGGGCTTTTCTTATGCCAAAAAGGAGGAGTTTATGCCACATAAACCAAAGCAGGGTTGTGCATATCCAAACTGTCCAAAACTTACAAACTGGCGGTATTGTGAGGAACATCAAAGGCTGATTGCAAAGCAGTACAACCGATTCACACGAGCGGTTGATGTCAACAAGAAGTACGGCAGAGCGTGGAAAAAAATTCGTGACCGCTATGTGCAGGCACATCCGTTGTGTGAGCAGTGCCTCAAACAGGGAAAAACAACACCTGCCGAGGAGGTTCACCATATCATCCCGCTCTCAAAAGGCGGTACACATAGTACAGATAATCTAATGAGCCTTTGCCAGTCCTGCCACAATAAAATTCACCACGACCTTGGAGACAGATAAAAAAAGGACTACCCGCGTGAAGGTAGTCCTAAAATATGGCGGAGCGGACAGGATTCGAACCTATCGCAGCACGCTTGTAACACTTTTGTTTATCCCAGCGAATTTCGCAGACATACTTGATCACTCCGCGTGTACCGCACCAAACCGTGTTGTTTCTGTTTTCCATAATCTTTTCACCACTTTCAAAATAAGCAAGAACAGATATAGCTGTTTGAACAAATGTTAAAAGGAGTGTTATTTCATCAATTGGAAATCCGAACATAAGGAATAAAGCAAAAGTGTATACCAACTTTTTTATTTATTCTACCATTTGAGTTTTTATTTGTCAATTTTCAGCAAATGGAGGGGGTATCAAAATCTCTGAGAGGCGTATGACGGACAACGGCGGAGGGTGTCACGCACAAAAACGGCAGTTCAAACGGGGTATTAAAAATTGTGAAAGAAGGTGATTTTATATGGCAAAGGACGGTACAAACAGAGGCGGCAGACGAGTTCGGGCCGGTGACAAGCCAATGTCCGTGGCAGAAAAATTGCAAAAAGGTCAGGCTGTTCGGCTAATGGAAAACGATATACCCGTGCTTACGAGTGCGGAACTTGAGGCCGTTGACCTACCTGAGGGTGCAGTTGTTGAAGGTGCGGATATGCCAAAACCAGCAGACTATCTTTCGGCAAAGCAGAAGAACGGAGTGCCTCTCGGAGCAGATGAGATATACAAGGAAACTTGGTTGTGGCTTAAAGAGCGTGGTTGTGAACGGCTTGTCAATCCGAGATTGATTGAAGCGTATGCTCAGGCATTTGCAAGATACATTCAGTGTGAGGAGGCAACGAGCACCTACGGCTTGCTTGGAAAGCACCCGACCACGGGCGGAGTAATCTCATCGCCATTCGTACAGATGAGTCAGCAGTATCAGAAAAGTGCAAACCTCATATGGTATGAGATTTACGATATTGTAAAGCAAAACTGCACGGTTCCGTTTGAGGATAACCCGAACGATACTATGGAGCTTTTGCTCAGAAGGAAGATAAAATGATGAACAAACAGAACGAATTGGCACAATTTTTAAAAACACTTAAAAGATATAAACACAGGCTGAAAAGGCAGGAACTTTTAACCTTGAGAGGACAGGCACTTCACGGTGACATAGCAGGAGCAAAGAAAGGCTTTTGTGCTTTGATGGAGGAAAGGAAAATGCAATATGAATAGAGTATCGGAGATGAACCTTGTTGACATAGACAAGCTGATTCCGTATGTGAATAACGCAAGGACACATTCAAAGGAGCAAATCAACAAGCTGAGAGCATCAATCAGAGAATTTGGCTTTATCAACCCCGTAATAATTGACAGAGATTATAATGTCATTGCCGGTCACGGCAGAATTATGGCATCAAAAGAAGAGGGCATTGATAAAGTACCTTGTGTATTTGTAGACTACCTTACCGATGCACAAAAGAAAGCATACATACTTGCCGACAACAGAATGGCCCTTGATGCCGACTGGGACGAGGAACTTTTGAAGGTAGAAATTGAATCACTGCAAGGTGCTGATTTTGATTTGAACCTGACCGGATTTGACGAAACCGAGCTTGCGGGATTTTTTGATACTGCCGATGACGCAAAAGAAGATGATTTTGATGTTGAAGAAGAACTCAAAAATCCTACAATCACAAAAAACGGTGACCTCTGGTTACTTGGAAATCACAGACTACTTTGCGGTGACAGTACTAAAGAAGAGTCCTACACGATTCTAATGAATGACAAGAAAGCAAATCTCGTTGTTACAGACCCGCCGTACAATGTAAACTACGAAGGCAGTGCGGGGAAAATTAAGAATGATAATCTTGAAAGTGATAAGTTCTATCAGTTTCTTTTCGATGCATTCTCTTGTATGAAAAATGCTATGGCTGATGATGCAAGTATCTATGTTTTCCACGCAGATACAGAAGGTTTAAATTTCAGAAAGGCATTTGCTGACGCAGGCTTTTATCTTTCAGGTACTTGTATTTGGAAAAAGCAGAGCCTTGTTCTCGGAAGAAGTCCGTATCAGTGGCAGCATGAACCCTGTCTGTTTGGTTGGAAGAAAAACGGAAAGCACCGGTGGTATTCAGACAGAAAACAGACCACAATATGGGAGTTTGATAAGCCGAAGAAAAACGGTGACCATCCGACAATGAAACCTGTCCCCCTCATCGCATATCCAATTAAAAATTCAAGTATGAGCAATTGTATCGTACTTGACCCATTCGGTGGAAGTGGCAGTACCCTTATCGCCTGTGAACAGACAAATCGTATTTGCCATACCATTGAACTTGATGAGAAATATTGTGATGTAATTGTAAAGCGTTACATTGAACAGGTTGGTACTTCTGAAAATGTATTTGTTGTCCGTAACGGCAAAAAGGTTTCATACTCTGAACTCGTTAAGAAAGCAGAGGTTGAAAATGAATAGAAAGCTGACCCTCGGCAGTCTGTTTGACGGCAGTGGCGGGTTTCCGCTCGGAGGCTTGATTTGCGGTGTTACTCCTTTGTGGGCATCGGAAATTGAACCTTTCCCTATTTGTGTAACAACAAAAAGACTACCAAAGATGAAACATTATGGTGATGTATCAAAATTAAGCGGAACAGAACTTCCGCCAGTTGACATAATCACCTTTGGAAGTCCATGTCAGGATATGAGCATTGCGGGTAAACGAGAAGGATTATGCGGTACAAGAAGCAACCTCTTTTACGAGGCTATACGAATAATCAAGAAAATGAGGTGTAAAACAAATGGAAAATATCCCAGATTCATTGTGTGGGAAAATGTCCCCGGAGCATTCTCGTCAAACAAAGGTGAGGACTTTAGGACAGTCCTCGAAGAAATCTGCAAAATCAAAGATGAAAGACTATCTGTTTCTAAACCTAAAAGTGGAAAATGGACTAACTCAGGGGAAATCATGGGAGATGCATTCTCCGTTTGTTGGAGAGTCCTTGATGCTCAATACTGGGGAGTGCCCCAACGAAGAAAGAGAATCTACCTTGTCGCAGATTTTGCAGGCGAATGTGCCGACAAAATACTATTTGAGTCAGAAAGCTTGTCTGGGAATCTTACGCAGAGCGTCAGCCAGAGGAAAACAGTTACCACAGATGTTAAGAATTGCATTGGAGCAACAGGCTTTGACGGATACAATGCAAAACTGACGGGCAATGTATCTTCTACAATCGGTGCAAACTGCGGAATGTCTACAGGCAGAAACGGAGTAGTTTTGAATGACCAAGGCGGTAACAGAATGGATATTACCGAAGATGTGACTTGCACACTTCGTGCTGAGGCACATCACCCGCCTTGCGTTATTGATTCAGCTGGTTTCTGTGCAGAACATTCAGCTAAAAGTCGAAGTATAGGCTATGAAAAGGAAATCTCCCCTACACTTCGTGCCGGCACAGTACCCGGAGCAGTGATGTTTGAAAATCATAGTCAAGACACACGATATACAGGGCCAATTGAAAAAGCACCCACCGTTCTTTCTACATATGGCACAGGCGGAAACAACCAACCTTTCGTAATTGAAAGTTCAAAATGTTTTGATGTCAGATTCACTTCTGAAGGGACAAAAAATGCAAGACATAATTGCTATCCTACAACAACAGCTAGAACGATTGATACAGGCGGAAACTCGCCCGATTCAAATCAAGGCGGAGTCGCAGTAGTAAGTATTCAAGGTTCAATGATTGGCAGAAAAGACGAAAATGGGCCACAGGGAAACGGTGTAAACGAAGATGTCAGTTTTACGCTCAATGCCACGGACAGACATGCTGTATCTTACGGTATCGACAGGTCAGCTTTCAATCAAGGTGTAAACGCAAAATATAATTTTGTGGTTGAATCCGAACTACAACCCACAATGGTTGCAAGAGGTCCGGGTGCTGTTGCACACTTGGCGTATTCAACCAGTAAAAACTCATATCACACAATTGCAGAGAAAAACATAGCAAATACTCTTGTTGCATCAGATTTCAAAGATCCGCCAACTGTAAGTGAAGAACCCTTTTACATAGTACGAAGATTAACTCCGACAGAATGTGCAAGACTTCAAGGCTTTCCAGATTGGTGGTGCAGTGGTCTTGAAACTGAAAACCCGACCGATGAAGAAATTGATTTCTGGAGAAAAGTTTTTAACGCATATGCTGAAATCAACGGCAAAAAGCCTAAAACTGACAAGCAGATAATCAAGTGGCTTAAAAATCCTCATACTGATTCTGCTGAATACAAAATGTGGGGCAACGGTGTAGCTCTCCCCTGTGTTGTTTTTGTACTTTCACGCATTGTCAATTCTACACAAGAAGAAGAAAATATCTCCTAATTGTTCTCGATTTTCGTATCTTGATTTTTCACCCTTTCAGAGTGATATATATATTACTAAATCAAGGAGATAATATTTATGAAATTTCCAAACAAAGAAACGGTTGAAAAATTAAGAAAAGAATATCCTGTCGGCACAAGAGTTGAGCTTGTAAGCATGGATGACTTTCAAGCACCACCCCTAGGTACAAAAGGTACTGTAAAAAGTATTGATGATACAGGCAGTCTGCTTGTTAACTGGGATAACGGAAGCGGTCTTAGTGTAATTTATGGAATTGACAAAGTACGCAAACTGCACACGGCAAAAACTATCTGTGATAATGAAAAATAAATACATATCTCACTGATGATAAGATTGTCAGTGAGATTTTTCATACTCGTCATTTCTATATATAGAATATTCATCTCATAAATACACAATATATCGAGTGTATCTTTGTGTAGTAATCGTATTGCTATTACTCCGTAATGACGGTAATATACAGTCACCAAAAGGCAAAGAAAAGCCTAAAGCAACGGAGGACATTATGAATACAAAGACAGCAAGACAGATTGAGGAAATGAAAAAGCAGACAATCGGTGTTGAGATTGAAATGAACAGTATTTCAAGGAGCAAGGCTGCAAAGCTTGCCTCACAATTTTTCGGAACAGGTCGATACAAAAACACAGCAGACCGCAACGGCTACTGCACATACTCGGCTTGGGACGAGCAAGGCAGAGAGTGGAAATTCCAAAAAGATGTTAGCATTGCAGGAATTGACAGTGAGAAATGCGAAATGGTCACACCAATTTTAAACTATTCAGACATTGAAACCTTGCAGGAGCTTGTAAGGATATTAAGAAAAGCGGGTGCAAAGAGCGACTCAACAAGAGGTTGCGGAGTACACATTCACATCGGTGCAAAAGGCCACACGGCAAAGACACTCAGAAACCTTGCAAACATTATGGCAAGCCACGAACAGCTTTTGATTGACGCCTTAAACCTTGACGAGGTGAGAATAAGAAGATACTGCAAAACGGTAGATCCACGCTTTTTGGAACAGGTCAACAGAACTAAGCCTGAAACGATGTCACAACTTGCCGATGTATGGTACAAGAGCCACGATGAAAACTACGGCAGAAGTCACCATTACAATGGAAGTAGATACCATATGTTAAATCTACACGCAACCTTTACAAAGGGAACGGTTGAATTCAGACTTTTCCAATTTGACAGGCCTGCAAACGGCAAACAGAACGGACTTCACGCAGGACAGCTTAAAAGCTACATTCAGCTTTGTTTGGCACTCAGCCAAATGGCAAAGGAAGTTAAGTCGGCAAGTGCAAAACCTCAGCAAACAGAAAATCCAAAATACGCAATGAGAACTTGGCTTTTGCGACTTGGCTTTATCGGTGACGAGTTCAAGACAGCGAGAGATGTGTTCACAAGCAGACTTTCGGGCGACACGGCTTTTAGGAACGGCAGAGTTGCTTGAAGTGATTAGGTTAAATGCCCCACTGACCGCTTTGGCGGTCTTAAGGTGGTAGAAGAACATATCTTCGGAAAGGATTGATTTTATGAAAAGGTTATACATAGCCTACGGAAGTAACCTGAATGTAAGGCAGATGAAAACGAGATGTCCGAACGCAAAAATTCTCGGTACGGCAAAGCTGAAAGGCTGGGAGTTGCTTTTCAAAGGGAGCAAGTCGGGTTCGTACCTTACCATTGAGAAAAAAGAAAACGCCATTGTGCCTGTGGTAATTTGGGAGGTCGATAAGACCGATGAAAAAGCACTTGACCGCTATGAGGGATATCCGACCTTCTACTACAAGAAGGATATCAAGGTGCAATACAAGGGCGTCAGAACAGGCAATCGCAGAACGGTTACCGCCTTCGCCTACATTATGCACGAGGAAAGGCAAATCGCTGTACCAAGCCTTTTCTACCTCAACACCTGCCTTGAAGGTTACGATACCTTTTACTTTGACAAGCAGATACTTCTCAATGCCTATCACAAGTCAAAGGAGCTGTACGAAAATGACCGATAACCTTGTTCAGTTACGCACCTGTCCCCGTTGTGGCGGGGTTTATTCCGGACACGGTGCAGTTTCAAGGGCAGACAATTTAACCGTTATCTGCCCCGACTGTGGCACACGAGAGGCCCTCGAAAGCATTGGTGTTGATGAGAAAGAGCAGGAGAAGATACTCAAGACAATTCACAAAATTTGCATTTAAATTTTCCATTTAATTAAATATTGAAACATATCTTAATATTTGATAGAATTGTTATAAAATAACTGATATTGAAATGGAGATATGCAATGAGATGTATATACTGTAATGCCGACAATAACTTAACAACATCTGATATTATCACTTATGCTATTACTGGTGCTAAATTAACTAAATCTTTTGTGTGCAAAAGACATAATGCTTTTACTAATGATAATTATGAAAAAAGATTTGTATCAGATTTAGCCTTTTTTAGAAACAAACTGGGACTTAGTACTCGTAGTGGAAAAGCAATTCAATACAAAGCTGACTTAGAAATAAATGGCAAAAAATTATATGATGTAAAACTTAGTGACAGAGAATCTTTGTTTAATCCTAAAAAAGTTGTATCTGGTTTTAATGATAACGGAGATAAAGTCTTATTTTCAGAGAAAGGTAAACTAAATAAAATCGCAAGTAATATTGAAACTGTCGATGTAGGAACAATAAAAGAGCAAAAGACTATTAAATCTGATGATTTTATTGGCTTTTATGCTTTACATAGTGTTGCAAAAATAGCTTATGAATGGTATTGTTATATCAATGGTATTGAAAGTTTTCAAAAAGAATTCAATGATATAGTGAATTATATTCTAGGAAAAAATCAAGATGAATTAGTAAAAATAATTATAAAAGATAGTTACTATTCTAACATTGCTAAATTATCAAATATTGGAACGAACATACTTTTCCAATATGATGCTCCCGACGGTTTTAGATATGTAGTATTCCATTTTTGGAATGCTATTTCTTATAATGTTAGAATTTGTAAATCTCCTAAAGATAGCCTTGATATAAGAAATATTAGCTTTATAAAAACTTACCATTATGATATTAATGGAAACAAATCAGAGGCAGGATTTTTTTGTAAAGTAAATTGTACTGATATATTTGATAGTACAAGTGCTAAAAAAGTTAATGCAATAATATGGGAACAATTCAGTTATCGATTATCTCACTTGTTGACAGATTTCACATTAACAATTGAAAGATTAAAAAAAGAAGTAGATCTATTAGAGAAAAATTTACATAATTATGATATTGATAGAATTAGTATTGACAAATTAATAAATTACGAAGATCCCGTTACATTAAGCACAATAGAAATCATAAGAACACTGTACATTAATAAGTCTAAATATAACAAAGGTGAATCTTTTAATAAAAATCTTACATTTATTTTAAACACACCAAATCATACTTTGCAAAAGACATCAATCGATGACAAAAAATATGTAGAAAAACTTATTGAATTGGATAAACAAAATAAATTGTCTGATTACATACAAGAAAGCATAATATTCTTTTATGAAGTATATGAAAACGAAAAAACATTAAAGCAACAATAATAAGATGATGGTTGCCATCACTTTTCAGTGCATAAACTTGATTTTTTCACAAGTTTGTGCTGTGTCCCAAAATATTTTGAAAGAGATAGATTCTTCAAACTAAACATCAACGCACAAAAGGCATCACATATGTGGTGCCTTTTCTTATGCCGTGAGGAGGTGAGATTTTGAGAAAACTTAAAAATTATAAGCCGACAAAATTTAAAGCAAAGGACAGCTATTACGATAAGGAATACGCTGACTTTGCCGTTGCCTTTATCGAAAGTCTGTGCCACACCAAAGGCACTTGGGCGGGTAAACGGTTTGAGCTTATGGACTGGCAGGAGCAGATTATTCGTGACCTTTTCGGCATTTTAAAGCCTAACGGATATAGGCAGTTCAACACTGCATATATTGAGATTCCGAAAAAGAACGGCAAGTCTGAATTAGCTGCGGCTGTTGCACTTCTGCTCACCTGCGGTGACGGTGAACAGCGAGCCGAGGTTTACGGTGCGGCTGCTGACAGACAACAGGCGTCAATCGTTTTTGATGTTGCCGCCGATATGGTGCGAATGTGTCCGGCTCTGAACAAAAGAGTAAAGATACTTGCATCACAGAAAAGGCTGATTTACGAACCTACAAACAGCTTTTATCAGGTGCTATCCGCCGAGGCATACAGCAAGCACGGCTTTAATGTTCACGGTGTTGTGTTTGATGAGCTGCACAGTCAGCCGAACAGAAAACTTTATGATGTCCTTACAAAGGGTAGCGGTGATGCGAGAATGCAGCCGCTCTTTTTTCTGATCACAACTGCCGGCACAGATACACATTCAATCTGCTACGAGGTTCATCAAAAGGCACAGGATATTATTGACGGGCGAAAAATCGACCCTACATTCTATCCTGTCATTTTCGGTGCTGATGATAACGAGGACTGGACAAGTCCGAAGGTCTGGAAAAAATGCAATCCATCTCTGGGTGAAACTATCGGAATGGATAAAGTTAAAACCGCTTGCGAATCAGCAAAGCAAAATCCGAGTGAAGAGAACTCGTTTCGACAGCTAAGACTTAATCAGTGGGTTAAGCAGGCTGTTCGTTGGATGCCGATGGACAAATGGGATAAATGTTCCTTTGCAGTCGATGAAAATGACCTCTGCGGACGGGTTTGTTACGGTGGACTTGACCTTTCAAGCACAACGGATATTACCGCATTTGTGCTTGTATTTTCTCCGCTTGATGAAGAGGATAAGTATGTTATTCTTCCGTATTTTTGGATACCCGAGGATACGCTTGATTTGCGTGTAAAGCGTGACCATGTTCCGTATGATGTGTGGGAGCGACAGGGATATTTGCAGACCACGGAGGGTAATGTTATTCACTACGGCTACATAGAAAAATTCATTGAAAAGCTCGGTGAGAGATTTAACATTCGAGAGATTGCATTTGACCGTTGGGGTGCGGTTCAGATGGTACAGAACCTTGAAGGTATGGGGTTTACCGTTGTTCCCTTCGGTCAGGGATTTAAGGATATGTCACCACCCACAAAGGAGCTTATGAAGCTGACGCTTGAACAGAGAATTGCACACGGTGGACACCCTGTACTCCGCTGGAATATGGATAACATATTTGTCAGAACTGACCCTGCCGGCAACATAAAGGCAGACAAAGAAAAATCCACGGAGAAAATTGACGGTGCGATTGCTACAATTATGGCACTTGACAGAGCAATTCGCTGTGGAAACAATAACTGTGCATCGGTTTATGATAATAGAGGATTGTTGTTTATATGACATCAGTCAATTTTTATGCAGATATATATGAGCATAAAAAGTAAATATATTTTTCCTTTGAGATTTTCAGTTTGTTTAAATATATATTCATTTAGATCCACATAATCTTTAATGTTGTCGTATTTAGATGATTCTAATGATACATATAGAATGTTTTCATTATTTACCCCACGTTTTTCAAGTTCATCAATAATTTGTTTAA